GATCAGGAAAAAAACGCCTCCGCGCCCTCGCCGACTGGTCCTTCGGCGGGGGCGACGGCTACTGCGCGGCCTGCGCAGGCCCCTGCCCCGACTGCCCCGCAAGACTGAACCGGCCGCAAACCGTCGAGGGCTGGCAGGTCTGGGACCTGACCCAGCGCCTCGGCGGCCAGCTGCGCGTCGCGCCGGGGGCCGTCATCGGATGGGACATGGGCGCGGCGCTGTCATTGGCGCAGGCGCTGGGCATTGCGCCCCTGATCACCGCCGAGCTGCTGCCCGAGATCGAGGCAGTGATGGTGCGCAAACTCAACGAGCAGATGGAAGGACGCCGGAATGGCTGAAAAGAAGGTCTCCGTCCGCCTCGTGGCCGAGGGCGGACGTCGCGTGCGTGCCGAACTGGAGGGCGTCGGCGAGGCCGGGGCGAAGGGCCTCGGCCGCCTGTCGCGCGAAATGGAACTGGCGAACACCCGGCTGGCCGCCTTTGGGCGTCGCGCGGGCCTCGCCCTCGGGGCTGCAGCTGCGGCGGCGACTGCCTCGCTCGGCCTGATCGTCCGGTCCACGGCCGAGAGTGCCGCACAGATCCGGCAGTTCGCGCAGGTCGCCAATGCGACGCCCGAGGCGCTGCAACGCTGGTCAGCTGGGGCCCGGACGGTCGGCATCGAGCAGGAGAAGCTGGCCGACATCCTGAAGGACGTGAACGACCGGGTCGGGGATTTCCTGCAGACCGGCGGCGGGCCGATGGCGGATTTCTTCGAGAACGTGGCCCCGCGCGTGGGCGTTACCGCAGACCAGTTCGCGCGCCTCTCCGGCCCCGAGGCGCTGCAGCTCTACGTCGACACATTGGAGCGGGCAGGCCTGAGCCAGCAGGAAATGACCTTTTATCTGGAGGCGATGGCATCGGACGCCACACGCCTGCTACCGCTGCTGCGCAACGGCGGCGCGGAAATGGCCCGGCTTGGCGAGCAGGCCTCCGATCTCGGGGCGGTGCTGGACAGTGATGCGCTGGAGGCACTCCGCCGCACGCAACTGGCGCTGGGCACGGTATCCCTCGTGTTCGATGGTCTCCGGAACCGCATCGCGGTCGCAGTGGCCCCGACCATCGAGGCGCTGGCCAAGGCCTTCGTCGCGCTGGCCTCGGATGGCGGCATCCTGCGCTCGGCCGTCGACACGCTGATCGGCAACCTTGGAAGGCTGGCGTCCTATGCCGCCACCTTCGCCGCCGTCATGGCCGGGCGCTGGGTCGCGGGAATGGCCGCCGCCGCCCTTTCGGTTCGGGGCCTTGCCACCGCGCTGGTCTTCCTGCGCGGCGCGTTGATCCGCACCGGTATCGGGGCGCTGATCGTCGGCGCGGGCGAGCTGGTCTATCAGTTCTCGCAGCTGGTGGCCCGGGTCGGCGGCGTGGGCGAGGCATTTCGCCTGCTCGGCGATCTGGCCCGCGAAGTCTGGTCGCGCATCGGCCTGGCGCTGGACGCGGCCCTCGCGCAGATGGCGGCCGGATGGGAGGGGCTGAAGGCGGCGGGCCTCTCGGCCCTGGAAGGCACCATCGCAGGCGTCGTCCGCTTCGGCGACCGGACGGCGGCGATCTTCCAGGGGGCCTATGACGCAGCGGTGGCGATCTGGGGCAGTCTGCCCGGTGCCATCGGCGACTTCGCCTTCCAGGCCGCGAATGGGCTGATCTCGGGCGTCGAGGCGATGCTGAACGGCGTCGTAACGCGCATCAACAGCTTCATCGAGACCCTGAACGCGGCGCTGGCCTTGCTGCCGGAATGGGCGACAGGCGAAGGTGGCGTGCGGATCGGCATCCTCGACCCGGTGGAACTCGGCCGCATCGGCAACCCCTTCGAGGGCGCCGCGACCGCTGCAGGTGCCGCCGCCGCCGATGCCTTCTCGGCAGCGCTGTCGCGGACCTACCTCGAGCCGCCCGATCTCGGGCTCGGTGCCATGGCCGACGACGCCCGCGCACGGGCAGATGGCTATCGCGAAGCGGCAGGGATGCTGGCTGACGCCGCCGGTCGGCCGCTCGCCAGCTGGCAGGCGCTGAAGGATGCAGTGAACGGAACAGGGACCGAGGCCGAGACCGCGCTGGCGGATGCGGCTGCTTCAGCTGATGCCCTGAACAACGAACTGGGTGAGACCACCGAAGCTGCCGGAGGTGCCGGGGCCGCCGCGCGGGATGCTGGGGCTGCGGCGGCGGACGGGGCCGACCAGGCCGCCACCGGTTGGGCTGCGGTCACCGCTGCTTTGGCCGACTACGCCGCCAAGGCGCGCGACATCGGCAGCGCGCTGGTGGGCGCGTTCCAGAGCGCCGAGGACGCCATCGGCGACTTCGTGAAGACCGGCAAGCTCGACTTCCGCGATCTGGTCACCTCGATGATCGCCGATCTGGCAAAGCTCGCCGCCCGTCGATTCATCCTCGGCCCCATCGCCAATGCTCTTTCCGGCGCGCTGGGCGGTGCGGGTGGCATCTTCGCCAACATCCTGCACACGGGCGGGATGGTCGGCGCGCCCGGTCCCGGCCGGATGGTCCCGGCGCTGGCCTTCGCCCATGCCCCTCGCATGCATAACGGCGGTTGGGCTGGGCTGCGGCCCGACGAGGTGCCCGCGATCCTGCAGCGCGGCGAGCGGGTTCTCTCGCGCCGGGAGGCGGCAGGGTACGGCCAGGCAAGCGCCTCGACCGTCAATGTCACGATCAACGCCCGCGACGCCGAGAGCTTCCGCCAGTCCCGCACACAGGTCGCCAGCGACATCGCCCGCGCCGTGTCACTGGGCCGGAGGGGGATGTAATGGCATTTCACGAGGTCCGGTTTCCGGACAACATCAGCCGCGGGGCACGCGGTGGTCCCGAGCGGCGCACCCAGATCGTCGAGCTCGCCTCGGGCGCCGAGGAGCGCAACGCCAGCTGGGCCAACTCGCGCCGCCGCTATGACGTCGCCTATGGCATCCGCCGCGCCGACGATCTGGCGGCGGTCGTCGCCTTCTTCGAGGCGCGGAACGGCCGCCTCCACGGCTTTCGCTTCAAGGATTGGGCCGATTTCAAGTCTTGCCTGCCATCGCAGGCGCCGGGGCCAGCCGATCAACCCTTCGGCACCGGCAACGGCAGCACGAACACCTTCCAGCTGGCGAAACGCTACACTTCCGGCGCGCAATCCTGGACGCGGGCGATCATCAAGCCCGTCGCCGGGACCGTCACCATCGCCCTGAACGGCACGCCCCAGGCCTCCGGCTGGTCGGTTTCCACGACCACCGGTCTCATCACATTCGTCACGGCTCCCGCCGCGGGCGTGGCCATCACCGCAGGCTTCGAATTCGACGTCCCTGTCCGCTTCGCCACCGACGCCCTCGATGTCACTCTCGACTTCGAACGCCTCGGGTCGATCACCTCGATCCCACTCGTGGAAATCCGCACATGAAGACCCTGAACCCGGCGCTGCAGGCGCATCTCGACGACGGTACCACCACCCTGTCCTGGTGCTGGCGGATCACCCGGGCGGACGGCGTGACCTTCGGCTTCACGGACCATGACCGAACGCTGGCGTTCGACGGGACCGAGTTCGAGCCAGAAAGCGGTCTGACGGCCTCCGAGGTGCGCTCGGGATCGGACCTCTCGGTCGACGCGCAGGACGCGCAAGGCGTGCTGTCGTCGGACCGGATCACCGAGTCCGACATCCTCGATGGCCGATGGGACAATGCAGCGGTCGAGGTCTGGCGGGTGAGCTGGGCGAGCCCCGCGCAGCGCGTGCTCCTGCGTCGCGGGGCCATCGGCCAGATAAGGCGCGGGCGTCTGGCCTTCGTGGCGGAGGTGCGGTCGCTGGCCCATGTCCTCGGCCAGACGGTCGGGCGGACGTTTCAGGCCAGCTGCGACGCCGCGCTGGGCGATGCGCGCTGTGGCTTGAACCTTGATGCCCCGGCCTTCAAGGGGACCGGCGCGGTCATCGATGTGCTGCGGGATCGGGCCTTCACGGCTTCAGGCCTTGGCGCCTTCTCGGCAGGGTGGTTCGCCTTCGGGCTGGTGGAATGGTCGACCGGCGCGAACGCCGGGCGGCGCGTCGAGGTTCTGTCGCATGACCTCGTCGACGGGGTGGCGATCCTGACCCTGCTGGAAGCGCCGGTGCGCCCGATCACAGCGATGGATGCTATCGTGGTCCGGGCAGGCTGCGACAAGCGGATCGCCACTTGCGGCTCGAAGTTCGCCAATGTCGCCAACTTCCGAGGGTTCCCGCACATCCCCGGACAGGATGCAGTCCTGCGTTACGCGACAAAGGACGGTGGCCATGAGGGGGCGGTGTTGTGAAGACCGCCAATCCTTCCATCGTCATTGCCGTCGCCCGGTCCTGGCTCGGCACGCCCTATCACGACCAGGCCAGTTTGCGCGGGGTCGGCTGCGATTGCCTCGGCCTCGCGCGCGGCGTCTGGCGCGAGGTTGTGGGGCCAGAGCCGTTCCCGATCCCGCCCTACAGCCGCGACTGGGGTGAGACCGGGCCGAGCGAGGTGCTGGCAGACGGAGCGCGGGCGATGATGCCGGAAATCGCACCCGCCGATGCGCCGCCCGGCGCGCTGATCCTGTTCCGGATGATGCCCCGCGCCATCGCCAAGCATGTCGGGATCCTCACCAGCCCCGACACCTTCCTCCACGCCTACGAACGCCTCGGCGTGATCGAGGAACCGCTGACGCCTGCTTGGGCACGCAAGATCGCCTTCGCCTTCCTGTTTCCTGCACGCTGAGATTTTCCCATGGCCACCCTTGTCCTCGGTGCCATCGGTTCCGCCATCGGCGGGGCCTTCGGTGGCGCGATCCTTGGCTTTTCCGGTGCCGCCATCGGCGGTTTCATCGGCTCGACCATCGGCACGGTGGTCGACAGCTGGATCGTGTCCTCGCTGGCGCCCGCGCAAAAGATCGAGGGCCAGCGCCTCGACAGCCTGCGGATCACCTCGGCCACCGAAGGGGCCATCCTCCCGCGCCTCTATGGCCGCATGCGCATCGGCGGCAACATCATCTGGGCCACGGATTTCCGCGAGGAGACGAAGACCACGACGCAGGGTGGCGGCAAGGGCGGGGGCGGCGGCAGGGTCCAGACGACCGAGTATCTGTACTATGCCAGCTTTGCCGTTGCGCTTTGCGAGGGGCCGATCACCGGCATCGGCCGCATCTGGGCCGATGGCAAACCGCTGGATATGACCGGTATCACCTGGCGCTGGTATCCTGGGAACGAGACCCAAGGGGCCGATCCATTCATTGCGGCCAAGATGGGCGCAGCCAACACACCCGCCTATCGCGGCACGGCCTATGTCGTCTTCGAGGAACTGGCGCTTTCCACCTATGGCAACCGCCTGCCGCAGCTGTCCTTCGAAGTGTTCCGGCCCTTGGCCGATGCCGACACAGCCGAGGGCTTGGTGAAGGCCATCACCATGATCCCCGCCTCGGGCGAGTTCACCTATGCGACCGAAGCTGTGCGCAAGACGGTCGGAGCGACGACCACGGTGTTCGGCCAGACCACCGGCGGCACAACCTCGGCCGAGAACCTCAACGCGCTGCCCGATGAGGCCGACATCGTCGTGGCGCTGGACCGCCTGCAGGCCCTGGCCCCGGCCGCCGAAAGCGTCAGCCTGGTCGTCGCCTGGTTCGGCAATGACCTGCGTGCGGGCAATTGCACGATCAAGCCCGGCGTCGAAGTGGCGGCCAAGGTCACCAGCCCCAAGGTCTGGACCGTCAACGGCGTGGCGCGGGCGAATGCGCATCTCGTCAGCCGCGACGCCGAGGACCGGCCGGTCTATGGCGGCACGCCTGCCGATTTCGCGGTGGTGCAGGCGATCCGCGAGATGAAGGCGCGCGGCCTGCGCGTCACCTTCTACCCCTTCCTGCTGATGGACGTGCCGCCCGGCAACATCTTGCCGAACCCATACAGTGCGAATGCTGCGACGCCCGGCCAGCCAACCTTCCCCTGGCGCGGGCGGATCACCTGCTCCCCGGCGGCAGGCTTCGCAGGGGCCGCCGACAAGACCGCCGCTGCGGCGACGCAGGTCTCCAGCTTCTTCGGCGCCGCCACCCCGGCGCAGTTCGCGATCTCTGGCGACACTGTCAGCTGGACCGGCCCCTCCAGCGACTGGGGCCTGCGGCGGATGATCCTGCACTACGCCCATCTCTGCGCCGTGGCGGGCGGGGTCGATGCCTTCCTGATCGGCACCGAGATGCGCGGGCTGACGACGATCCGGTCGAGCGCCAGCGCCTATCCGGCCGTGACCGCCTTCAAGGCACTGGCCGCGGATGTGAAGGCGATCCTCGGGCCGGGCACAAAGGTGGGTTACGCTTCCGACTGGTCGGAGTATTTCGGGCACCAGCCCGCCGATGGCACGGGGGACGTGTTCTTCCACCTCGACCCGCTCTGGTCGGATGCCAACATCGATTTCATCGGCATCGACAACTACATGCCGCTCTCCGACTGGCGCGACGGCTTCGACCATGCGGATGCGCTGGCAGGCTGGGCGGCGATCCATGACCGCGGCTACCTGCAGGCGAACATCGCAGGGGGCGAGGGCTTCGACTGGTTCTATGCATCCGCCGCCGACAGGTCGGCCCAGATCCGCACGCCGATCACGGACGGTGCCGCAGGCAAGCCTTGGGTGTTTCGCTACAAGGATCTGCGGGCCTGGTGGTCGAACCCCCATTTCAACAGGCCGGGCGGGGTGGAAAGCGGCACGCCCACGGCATGGGTGCCGCAGTCAAAGCCGGTCTGGTTCACGGAACTGGGCTGCCCGGCCATCGACCGGGGCACGAACCAGCCCAACGTCTTCTTCGACCCGAAGTCCTCGGAGAGCTTCACCCCATACTTCTCCCGTGGCTGGCGAGATGACACGATCCAGCGTGCCTATCTCGAGGCCAGTTACCTCTGGTGGGGTCAGGGCGCGAACAATCCAACCTCATCCGTCTACGGTGGCCGGATGGTGCATGTCCCCGAATGCGCCGCCTGGACCTGGGATGCGCGACCCTATCCCTTCTTCCCCGAACTGACCGGCGTCTGGACCGATGGCCCGAACTGGCGGCTCGGGCACTGGCTGACCGGGCGGCTCGGTGCGGTGTCGTTGGCGGCCCTTGTGCGTCATCTCTGCCTGAGCGCTGGGCTTGATGAGGCGTTGATTGACGTCACCGGCCTCTGGGGCGCGGTCGAGGGCTATGTGATCGTCGCGCTGGAAAGCCCCCGCGCGTCGATTTCCACGCTGGCCCGGCATTTCGGGTTTGACGCCATCGAGTCAGAGGGGGTGATCCGCTTCGTCATGCGCGGCCGTGCCTCGACCGCTACGCTGGCCATCGATGATCTGGTGTCCAGCCGCGAGGGTGAGGCTCTTGAGCTGACCCGCGGCCAGGAGACGGAACTGCCGCAGGCGCTGAAGTGGCAGGTCGCGCGGGCGGACGAAGACTATGACGCGGCCCTCGTCGAAGCCCGCCGCATCACCGTCGATACGACCCGCATCGCGTCCGAGTCCTTCCCCATGGCGATCCCGCCCGAGGAGGCCGAACGCCGTTGCCGCCGCGCGCTGATGGAAGCTTGGATCGGCCGGGAAAGTGCCACCTTCCGCTTGCCGCCCTCGCGGCTCGCTCTCGATCCGGCCGACGTGATCCGGCTGGCACACGACGGCCGTGAGGTGGAATTCCGCCTCGTCTCGGTCGCCGATGCCGAAGCGCGCGGGATCGAGGCGGTGCGGCAGGACCGCGCCGCGTATGACATGCCGCCCGGCGATCCCCGCCCGGCTTCGCTTTCGAGCCCCGTCGTCTTCGGCATGCCCGAGGTGGTGATGCTGGACCTGCCGCAGATTTCGGAGGACCAGCCCGCCCATCGCCCCCTGATCGCTGCCCATGCCAGCCCCTGGCCGGGCGAGATCGCAGTGTTCCGCAGCGCATCGACGGATGGGTTCAATCTGCTGACCACCTTCGGCAGTCGGGCCCGGATCGGCACGCTCGCCTTCGACTTCTTTCCGGGCCCCACCTCACGCTTCGATCTCGGCAACGCGCTGGTGGTCGATCTGCTGTCGGGAACGCTGGAAAGCGTGACCGACGTCGCGCTGTTCGGCGGGGCCAATGCGGTAGCCGTCGAGACAGCGGCGGGCCTTTGGGAGATCGTCCAGGCTGGCGCGGCTGAACTGGTCGCCACCGGTCGTTATCGGCTCACCCGCCTCCTCCGCGGGCAGCGCGGGTCAGAATATTCCATGGGCAATCCCGCCCCGGCCGGGGCGCGGGTCGTGGTGCTGGACACAACGCTGGCGTCGCTGCCCATTGCCGAGGCAGACCTTGGCTTGCAGTGGAACTGGCGCGTTGGACCGGCCGCGCGTGCGGTCAGTGATGCGAGCTACGCCGCGCTGGGCTTCACGCCGACCGGGCGGGGCCTTGTCCCCTTCGCGCCGGTGCATGTCGAACAGCCGTGGCGAACGGCCCGGAACACGGGCGATCTGACCATCCGCTGGACACGGCGGTCCCGCGCGCTGGTCGCCGATGCCTGGGAGCAGGTCGAGGTGCCGCTGGCCGAAGACGTTGAGTCCTACGACCTCCAGATCCTCGACGGCGCTGCGATAAAGCGGACGCTGACCAGCAGTACGCCCTCCGTCCTCTACACCGCTGCTCAGCAGAACGCCGATTGGGGTGCGCCGCTCGGGCCCGGCCAGACGCTGGCGATCCGCATCTACCAGCTCTCGAACCGCCTCGGCCGCGGCACGCCCGCGGCCGCCACGCTGCAATTCTGATCCCAACTCGCGGGAACCCCCATGTCCGACACCACGACGCACCTTGGGCTGCCGTATCTGCTGGCCGCTCAAGCGCAGAAGCATGTTACCCACAACGAGGCGCTGCGCCTGCTCGATGCTATGGTGCAGCTCTCGGTCCTCGACCGCACGCGCACCGCGCCCCCGGCCAGCCCCGCCGACGGCAACCGCCATCTGGTCGCCTCGGGCGCCACCGGCCTCTGGGCCGGGTGGGATCTGAACATCGCCTTCTGGGTGGACGGCGCATGGATCCGGCTCGTCCCGCGCACCGGCTGGCTGGTGTGGGTTGCGGACGAGGGACTGTTCCTCGTCTGGACCGGCAGCGCGTGGGACGTTGTGGGCGAGCCGCGCGACGTGTCGGATGCGGTGTTCAGCCTGGTGAACGACGCTGATCCGACGAAGAAGGCCACCTTCTCGCTGGCGGGGATCAGCGCAGGCACCACGCGCAGCTTCACACTGCCGAACACCTCGTCCGAACTGGCGATCCTCGCCGGAACGCAGACCTTCACCGGCAACAAGACCTTCTCGGGTACGCTGACCGCCTCGGGCACAGTCACCGTCTCGGCGGCCTCGGCAAGCATCGGCACGGCCACGACGACCGCCACCTATGGCATGGGCATCGGCGCCACGACCACCGGCGTGACCAAGACCGTGAACCTCGGCACTGGCGGCGTGTCCGGGTCGACGACGGTCGTGAACATCGGCTCTGCGACGGCTGGCGCGGGCGGGGCGACGGTGGTGAACACGCCCACGGTCACCTTCGCCAATGCCGTCACGCAGGTCGGCATGCCGCAGGCCAACCTGACCGCGCAGTTGCTCGGTCTCGGCGGGGCCACGGCCGACAGTTACAACCGGATGTCGGTCAACACGCCTGCGGTGCTTCTGAACAACGCAGGCGCAGGGATCGAGGCGACGGTAAACAAGGCGGCCCCGGCGAACGACGCCGCCTTCGCCTTCAAGACCGGGTTTTCGGCGCGGGCGTTGATCGGGCTTCTCGGCAACGACGATTTCAGCTTCAAGGTCAGCCCGGACGGGTCGGCCTTCTTCGACGCGATCCGGATCGACCGCACCAGCGGCCAGGTGGAACTGCCGCAGCCCACGGTCCTGCCTGCACTGGCCGCTGCGCCATCCCCGCCGCCCGCGGGCAAGGCTTCGGTCTATGCGCGCAGCCGGGCCGGGGCGCCTTGGATCGACGTCATGCGCCCTTCCGGCCGGGACTTCCCGCTGCAGCCGCATTTCGGTGTGAACAGGATCGCGACCTGGTCGCCCTCCGTCACGACGACCATCACAACCGAAGGGATGCCGATCACCTCGGTCGGCACCGTCTCGCACCCCACCCTCGCCGCGACCAACCTGGCCGCCAGCATGCGGCGCTGGCGTCTGACCTCGGCGGCCGTCGTGGACTCGGTCGCCGATCAGCGATCCGCAGGTTGGGCCTGCTGGCGCGGTAATGCGGCGGGCCTCGGCGGATGGACCTTCGTCACCCGGATTTCACTGACGACCCTGCAAGCCAGCGGCATGGGGTTCTTCGGCCTCTACGGCTCGACGGCCGCGCTTGCCACCACCCTGACTTTGGCCACCGCCATCAACTGCATCGGCATTGGCTTCCAGCGAGGTACCCACACCCGATGGCAGCTTGTCGCGAACGACGGCACCGGGGCGCCGACCCTGAATGACATGGGGGCGAGCTTTGCCGTCGCCACGGGCGGCGTGCTCACCCTGTTCATCGCGGCCCCGCCGAATGGGTCATCCGTGTGGGTGCGCGTCGTCGACGAGGTTTCCGGCGCGGTCTTCGAACAGGAGATCACCGCCGACCTGCCAGCGACCACTCAGTTCCTTTCACCGCGCCTCTTCATGAACACCGGCGCGACAGCGGCCGCCGTCGCCTACGACTGCGCCGGGGTCTACCTCGAAACCGACTTCTGAACCGCAGGACCGCGATAGCGAAAGGACCATCATGAACGACCAGACCACTCTCGCCGGGGAGGTCGCGCGGGCCTTTCGGGACCACGGGATTACCGCCGCGCTGACTGCCCTGATCGGCGGCACCATGGCCCTGATCGCGGCGATCACCCGCAAGGCCTTCACCAACGAGGCCCTGCTGGATCGCCTTGATCGCGAACTCATCACCGAACGCGACCGGACTGACAAGCAGCGCAGCGAAGATCGCAAGGTCGATGGCGACCGCCTCGACCGGATCGAGACCGACATCCGCTCGATGCGCGACATGCTCTTCGACGCCTTCCAGCGCGGCCGATCCGACTGACCGCTTGGTGACCACACCACCACGACCACATCCCCCGCCCCAGAGGCGGGTTTTTCATTTGGAGGATCCCATGCCCACCCTGACCTACACCCACTGGCGCGACGTGCCCGCCAACACCTGGCGCTGGCCGAACTTCTCGGCCGCCGAGATCGCCTGCCGCGGCACCGGCGCGATCAAGATCAACACCGAAGCAATGGACAAGCTGCAGGCCCTGCGCGACCGCCTCGGCAAGCCGCTGATCATCCGCTCTGCCTACCGCAGCCCCGAACACAACCGTGCTGTCGGCGGGGCCCCGGCCTCGAAGCACATGCAGGGCACGGCCTTTGACATCGCCATGGCAAACCATGATCCCGCAGCCTTCGAGGCGGCCGCGAGGGCGGTGGGCTTCCTGGGGTTC